CAAATCGGTCAAATCGTCATCTTCTGAAGTCAACGCCGTGTTTGTGACAACCGACACGCCAAACTCACAGGCCGCAAGCAGGACTTTTCCAAGCACCCTGATTTGTGAAGCCGTTCCCGTGTATGCCTTTTCATAGGTGGTGTTGTCATTGGCCGTTGTTACCTGCGTGAACGCGCCGCCCGTCCAGTCTGCCCATGTAGCGCCGTTGTATTCCTGAATTTTGATGTCAACGGTTCCAGTAGCACCATTTTCCCCGGCTTCCAGATAAACGATTGCCTGTTTACCCGCCACATTGACCGCCGAGCCAACCAATGAGTAAAGCGTAGTGGTGGCATGGAGTCCGGGGGCTATTGATTGAGTGTTGTCGGTATCGTCAACAAACGACCCGGAATCTAAAATAAGATGCTTTTTTATCTCAATTAGAGTTAATGGCTCAAGAATAGGCGGCGTTATCAGGTTCAGTTGCATCAGACATGAATCCCCGTTATTTCAAGCCCATTCACCCATGCTTTCTTACCGAGTGCGATATCGGCGTCAATAGCTCCAGCCACGCCCTCAGCCGTATCAACCACCTCTACCTTTCCAGCAATACCAAAGACCGTAACCCCGGCCCGGATATTCCCCGTTGCAAGATCAGCGTCAACCGCGTGAAGGGTTGTTGCGGCATAATATCCAGCCGCAACAGTGTCATTAGCAGGGTTCAGGGTTTGCAGGGATACTGACCCAACAGAAGGCAATCCATTGATATTTAACATGCCATCACCTCCCTAACCAATTGACCGTTAAGCCATAGGTTTTTCCACCTGCGTTTGCCCACGCAACAACTATCTTGTCGCCTGAGTCCAATTCAATTGGCCTGTCAGGTTGCCAGTATAAATCGGTAACAGCCGTCATATCTTGAGTCAGCAGAACCGTGTCATATGCCGCGCCTGCAATGGCATCAATTGTGACCGTCAAATTACCGGCTCCGCCAGCAGCCGACAAATGCAACATCATTGAATCAATGGCAGAAGCGGCTGTAGGCGTTATGGTTGTGGCAATAGCAGCCGCACCCGTCGTTGTACTTTTCATTATTGACATTTTGATAAATCCTTATCAGGCAGGACTTAAAACTTAACGTCCTGCCTAAAGGGGGTTAGACAGCCGACTCCACGTAGGCTCCGTCGGACAGCGGAACATACAAGCATCTCGCAATTGAGGTAGCTGTAGCGCCGGTCTGAGCCGCGCCAGCGCCTGTGATGCAAAGGACGCCAACACCGTTTTCAGTGCCGATATCCATAGGATTTGTTTTCAGTGCCACGCCCGGATTTGCAGATTCCAAAGCTCCGGTAGCCAGAGCATCCCCCAAAACGGATACCTGTTTCCCGACCGCAAGGGAAGTCAAGGCCCCGGAAGCCGCGCAAAGATCCACAACAGCCGTTGCCGGAGTTGACGGGTCATATCCGAATTTCACCGTGGTGGCGTCTGCGCTCCAAGTCGTCACGGCCTCAACGCCCAAATACAGCAGCCTGATTTTCCCGTGAACATTGAACAGGGACACCTGGGCAACTTTAATATATGTGGCGTTCAGGAACGTAGGGGTTTCAACCTTCAGGCCCCGCACCATATCCCCGACCACATCAATGGTTGATTGACTGTAGTTTCTTGACATTATTCAGTCTCCTTCTTTGCCGCTTTTTTGGTTACAGGTGCGGGTTCCGGTTCCGGTTTTGGTTCTGTTTTTGTTGCAGGTTTTGATGCCGCTGCAAGCGCTATGGCGATTTCTTCTTTGGCGATTTGCCTTGCAATTTCCGTTACCAATTGAATTTCTTCTTTTAACATGGCTTTCTCCTTTTTAAGCGGCCATGTTTCAGGCCGCTTTTGTTTAGATGACCGCCATTGAAGTTACATTGGCATCCTGGAAACGTCCACCGCTCAACAGAACGGAAACGCCGCCAACGGAAGCCGCGCCGGGGTCAGCAATGCAAACCCTAAATCCGACATGATTGGCAAGCAGCATGGCCGCTTTGATTTCGATCACGTAAAGCGCCGGAGTAGTCGTAGCAACGGGAATCAGGCCAGCAGCCGCCGTTGTTGTCCAAGTTCTTGCGCCGTGAACGTCGCCATTGGCAAGAATCGAACTGGTTTCGTAGCGGTAGTAGGGGAACATGATCTGGGTTGCCACGGTCGGAACAACATCAGAACAGGATTCGATTGTAATAACGCCAGCGGCCTTTGGAACAGCCAACTGAACGAGAACGAGCGCCAGATCATAGTTCTGCATCAGAACGACCAGGGGGCTTTTTGCACCGGCCAGAGAGTCAATGTCAACAGGGACATAGACGTTAGGGACTATATGGACATCTTCAAGTTTTACTTTCATGGTTTTCTATCCTTTTCTTGTTTAGGGCGGGATCACCCCGCCCGGTTTATACTGCTATTTTAGGCTCTCTCAGCCAATGTAACAAAATGAGATTGTGTAGCGGTAGATCCACCCTTGTATGGCGTGAGTGCTGAAGCCCTTAGAGGTTGCCCATCGAGCCGCAAAACGAAGCGGAATACCGATTCATCATATACGAATCGTACGTGGATCGACACGTCACTTTGAATCCCGCCCTTCTGCGCCAGGATGTATCCGCCCATGTCGGCCAGGATGATATCGCCCAAATCGCCCAGAGCCGAAGCCTGTTCAATCGGAATAACCGGACGGCCCAAAAGCGATCCGTAAGGAGCGCCACTAATGCCACCGGGAGGCACAAACACAAGCTGGCCGCCTGTTCCAACAGCGATACTCATGGTATAAAGTTGCGGTAAGCACATCTGGTTGATGTACCATGCGGAATTCAGGTAAGAACCGGCAAAGATCCGGCTGGACATTTTAATCACGTTTTCAGCCACGATGGTATCAGCCTTCTGCCCGGCTTCTTTGCTGACTGTGACCAAGCACCCGGAATTTAGGATTCCAAGGGGCTGACCGGCACCCGTGCCGCGCAAGATCGCGTCATCAGTGACGAAGGCAAATTCCGCAGGGAAAGCCGCACGGACAAAGCCCTCAAGAGCCGCAGCATCTGCCAGCAGTTCGTCTGTGGCGTAGCAAAGACCGATCAGTTTGTGGAGGTTCAGTTCAACTTTACGGAATTTCGGCTTTGACTTGGTTTTCTCGTCGGCTTCATCCGCCCAATATGCCTGAATTCCACCCTGTCTGGAGCCGGTTGCTCTGCTTGTTTCATCCACACCGTTGATTTTGATCGAATTGGCATTTGCAGAAATCGGCTGTTGTCGGCATTTGGGGGCAAGGATCGCCTGATTTACCAGATCCTTCAGTAAGTCGCTGACAAAATCCTGCTGAACCAGAAACCCACCATCAGATTGAACGGTTTCGCTCATGCCACTTGCAGCCGCGTTAAATAGCCGAGGATCAACCCCGCCACCCGGACGACCGGCATTGACAACCGCAACCATCTGCTGTCCAAGCGAGTTAAAGCGATCTTTTTTCTCATTTTCGATTGGCCTGGGGTTCGTGTTTTTGGGAACCGTAACTGCCGCTTGAGGTTTTTCCAAAACGTCCTTGATTCGCTCAGACCGTTCCATATTGGCCACGAGCCGAGAGTGCGCCTCAACAGTGTCGAGGATCTCGGTACGGAGGGACAGTTCAGCATCGGTCATGTCTCGGTTTTCGTTGACGGCCTGGGCTTCAATATCAGCAGTTTTTGCCATCAGGTCTTTCATTTCTTGTTTATACTGACTTATAGTTTTCATGCGTTATTTCTCCTTAATTGGTAGTTGGTGCAATCATTTCCGCTCGAACAAGCAAGTCGTTGACTCGATCCTTTTTCTTCTCAATCGGTATCACCACAGCAGCCTCACGCTGATCCGCAACAGGGGCAACCTCACGCTGATCCCCTTTGAATCCGTTTGCGATAATGGATTTTGCCATTCCCTCAGAACACCCGCCATCACGGAGGATGCGTTCTAAACTTCTTGCGTCCGGTTTTTCATTTTTTGATGATATTACTTTTGGAATGTGGTTAAAATTTGCTTTTTGCATAAATGGAACAAACCTGTTACACGCCCATACATCGGCCTCACCTGAAATTTCATCAATGAAGCCTGAATCAAGGGCGTCTTTTGCGGTCATCCATGTTTCAGCCTTCATCAGATCGTTTATTTCCGTTTCGTCTTTGCCGGTCTTTGACGTGTAAGTTGTGGCAATGGAGCCATTGACCTTATCGAGTTTGTCGGCAAAGTCACGCATATCGTCTGAATTGCCGTAAACCGCACCGGACGCCTTATGAATCATAAACAAGGCGTTGTCAGCCATGACAATCTTATCTCCGGCAAGGGCTATCACTGATGCAATTGAAGCTGCAAGCCCATCAATGTATGTCGTAACGTTTGCCGGATGCTGTTTCAGAAGGTTGTAAATGGTGATTCCGTCAAAGACAAGACCGCCGGGGGAATTGATATGAAGATCAATTTGCGAAGCCTTGATAGCGGAAAGTTCCTTTTGAAATCCTTTGGCGGTTATCCCGGAGCCATCCCACCAATTTTCTCCGATTTCCTCATAGATCCAGACTTCTGCCTTGTCGGTTTTATTTTTGATCTCGTACCATTTTTTCATAATCTATCTCCTGGTTCGCAATCCTCAATCTGGATATGTTTTTCGCTGGCTCCGATTTTGTCGGCAAGGATTGACTTGTTGATTTCTGCATGGAAAGATATTCGTCAATTTTGCTAAGAGGTATCATATTCAACGGGATGAAGCGTTCATCCCCGTTTTCAACGTCATCCCAACCTTCTTTTTCACGCACATCGTTAATTGACATTGCGCCAATTGAGAACATAACGCGGTAATATTCAGCCCTTGTTTGGGGGTTTCCCCGTAAAAGACCATCGACATTATGACGAGTAAAAATACTTTGCTTAAACCGTTCATTGACGGTCAAAAGTTGCATATTGTAATTTTGTTCAAAACGGATGAGCCACGGCAAAACCGAATCAGTCACAAATGATATTTGTTCGGATTCTATATTGGAAAATGAGCTTCTCGAAAGGTCTTTTATTTTATGCGGAGGCAAATTGAACCATCGTGCTATTTCTGCAATCTGGAATTGCCGTGACTCCAAAAACTGTGAATTTTCAGGGGGTATGCCAATCTTTTCAAGTTTCATCCCTTCTTCAAGGATGATTTTTCTGTGGGATTTAGCCAGTCCATCTATCCCGGCAAAGGATTCCGTCAAGTTTGCCCGTGCCTTGTCATCCAGTTTTCCGGGGTGCGATAGAATGCAGCCGACATGCGTTCCCTGTCCAAAGTAAAGCGCACCGAATGTTTCAAGCGCCATGCCCAACCCAAAGGACTTTTGGGCCATTGAAACAACCGAATATCCAATTAATCCGTCAAAGCCCAATCCTGGGATATGTAGGACTTTTTCACGAGGCAGGATTACTTTTTCGCTATCGACCGTTATTTCATAAAGCACTTGACCATCTTTTATATACGGCCTAACCCTGTTCGGTGATATGGGCCATAGTTCAACCACGTCGCCATAGGTATTACGCACTATCTCGGCATAGGCATTGCCCCATAAAAGAATATGGCTCATCATGGTTTCACGGCCAATCTGAGCGGTCATGAGCGGGTTGAATTGGTCATGTAGAACTTGATACAGTTTTTTTTCTTCAACATGCAGGGTTTTTTTCTGGTTTTGACGGAGTAAATGCAATGGGAGCGTTGAAATTGTGCCGGAATAGAGCGTAACGGCGTTCCAGATTGCCGAATAAGT